TTATACCTTATAATTTGAATTGTGTAAATCTAAATATCTTAAAATTAATGAACTTGAACGCCTTAAAACATCCCAGTAACCGATTTCAGCAATATGCTTAACAAATATAGTAAAATCTATTTTAAATTCACATTTATCTATTTCTTTAAAAATATCCATTACCTTTTCACTTTCAGTTTTACCCTCATTAGATATAGTTTCTTTTAATCTTCTTTTTAAAGTACCTTCTACATCATCAACAGAATATTGATATTTGTCTTCATCATAATAATGAATTAAATATAATAATGAACGTTTTAAATCATGTGCTACCTCAATATAATTTTCTGCTATTTCAAGTTCACTTGCTAAAGCTGTACTCCATTTAGCATTTTTAAACTTTAAAACTACATGATAATGTGCTTTTTTTAGTTCCCCCTTCTTATGAACAACATCATTTATAGTTGTATCTTCTTCAAAAGTATCATTATTATGACATATTGCTGCATAGTCATAATTTGCACGTATATACTCAAGTGCTTTTAAATGGCTTTTGTCCTCTTCAGGATAAAGCATCAAATTAAAAGTCTTGCTCCTCATTTTTTCCATAAAACCTTAACCTTTCAATTTTGACACCTGACACCAGAACTGCTTTTGTCGTAGTACGCAGTTCTTGCAAAAATTTTTAAAAAAATTTTTGCTTTTATCTGTTGCCTAAATTATTAAATAACCTAATAAAAACTCACTTACGTTTTATTTTTTGAGTACGCTATCGAAATCAAAGATTTCTACGCTCTAAGGCCTCAAAAAATGTTTTTATTGGCAAGAGATTAGAACCGCTTCCTACGTCAGCTATCTCTTGATGCAATTGGGGATACTCCCCAAACCCCTTTAATAATAAAAATAAATATTTTCTTTTTGTTTCGAATCCAACACACACACTTCGATTAAATAACATCACTAATCATAGCTAGTTACCAATAAAATGGCCGATAACCTTCATAATAGCATCTTTTACAACACTAAAGCCATGCCATGAAATAACTAATGTAATCAATGCAACAACAACAGGAACATTGAAAAAATAAGAAATAAACGAAATACCACCATTAATCATTGTACTAATTGAAGTTAAAACACTAGAAACAGAACTAGGAAAAGAAGGAATTAAATCACCAAATACACTAGCTATAACACCAATTATATAAAGAACTGCTTTTAATAATAAATATAATATCATGATTTATACCTCCTGTTATAAGTTATACCATTAGTTCTAGACCAATCATTTACTGTAAATGAATTATCATTTTCATCATAAGTCATAGATGTACCAGAGTCATTTTTGCTTAAAATACCAAAGAATTTACTTGCTGCAAAACCAAGAAATAATGAAACAAAAGCTATAGATGTAATTGCTCTAATAGTATCTATATTAGCACTTAAAATAGTATTATCAGCTAAACATACATTACGAGCTTCCCAGAAAGTATGTTCATCAAATAAACTTGTAGCACCTATTTTAAAAGCTGGCATTTCAATACAACCATTTGCATTTACCATACCAAGTAAACCAGTAAATATATTTAAGAAAAATGCTACAGCTTCCCCAACAAAACCAAAATTCTCAGATAATTCCTTACTGTCATTTACTATTTCATAAAGCTGGTCATCAGTTGGAACAAATAAGCTTTTTAATGCATCCACTAAAAATTCAACAATTTTTTTAGGTAAACTAGCAATACTAGATAAAACCTCACCAATTTTTCCTAAAATACCTTTTCTTGTTTTTTCTGCTTCATCTTGTTTACCTTTAACATCATCTAATTTTTTATTTGTTTCATCAAGTTTCTTGTTAGTTTCTTGCTGATTTTTGTTAGAATCAGAAGAAGAAATTAAAGAAGATAACTCATCAGAATTTGATAAATAAGGATCGTAAAATTTATATAAAGCATTATAAGAACCCCACCATTGAAAATATAAATTAGAGGCTGCATAAAGTTCACCAGAAGAATCAAAATCTGAAAATTTAGCTACTTGCATTTGAATTTTATAAACAACACAACCATACCCAGAAACAGTTCCATTTTTTCCAGTATTATAAATTAATAAACTACTTTCGTTAAAATAAGAATTATAACCATTATTGGTAATTTGAGGATTATTAAATGCTCCAGTAGTACAAACAGAAAAAATCAAATAATTATATTCTTTTTGACTTTCATATGTATATAAATTTACAGGTAAAGAAATATGAGAATTTGCACCATATGATGTAGAATAAGGTAAAGTGTTATTACCAAAATTAAGTCCAAAATTGTCTGCAGTCAATGTTGCAGCCTTAGGACTAACAAAAAATAAACTAAACACTACTATTGCAAATAATAAATATTTTTTCATTATTTCATAACTCCTTTCTTTAATCTTTAATAAAACCCCTAACTTTTAAATACCATATCCGCAAATTATTTAAAAGCTTAGACAAAACAACAACAACAATTAGCCCAAAATTAATAATGGATAAAACTACAAATATATCTTTCATTATTTCCATTATTTACCCCCAAATAACTTAAATATAGCAAATAATAAGAAGAAACTAAAAACACATATACAAATACCAAATAACATTGAATTGCTAAGGTATCCAGTATCATATACATTACTTGTATAAAATATACTATTTTTAAATTCTAACGTACTGTCATTTACTTTAACTAAATTATAAGTAGAATTACCTCTATAATATCTATAAAGTTCTGCACAATTAGCTTTTGTGTTAAACTCATCAGTTATTGTATAACTTTCATTAGTTAAACAAATATAATAATCATTATAATAATTGTCTGAATTATCTAAACCCAATAAATAATACTTGTAACCACTTCTTTTATATAAATTATTAAAATACTCTAACTGAGAACTATTTGCAAAATTTGTACTATTTGCAATCGTTTTTGCCTCTGCGACCTCTGTCGCAACGAGGCTAAAAACGCTTATTAACAATATGCAAAAACTAACTTTCTTTAAGATATTTTTTATATTCCATAAAATACCCATTTTCATCATCTTCCTTTCTTTTATTCCAAAACGAACTATCTTTAGAATAATCTATAACTTGATATGTATCATACATTTCGTAATGTATTTTTCTAATATGTGTATACCATGCACCAAATTCTTTCTTTCCAACAAGCTCGTCCTTTTGTTTTTCAAAATCATGATATACAACACAATGACTTAAAAAATTTAAATATGTTGTACAATGTACTATTGTATTAATTTGCTCACGCATTACTAATTGTAATCTTGAAAATACTTGACTAGTAAGTATGAAAACACGTTGTTGTTTTCTATTCTGAGATATGACAGCAAACATATTTACATCTGCATTTTTACTTTCTAAACTATTAAATAACAAATGAGCTTCATCTATAAAAAATATAACTGGCTTATTATAATTAAAAAATAATTGATAATATCTTGTAAAAGGTATAATATTCTCTTTTGGTATATTAGTTAATATATCAGTATTTAACCAGACATTAGTAACTAAATAAACATCTTTATAATCAGCAAATATATTACTTATTAATCTACATGCACTTAATGTCTTAGAACTACCTTGCTTACCCTCAAAACAATATACACCATGATATGGAAATCTAATTTTTTTCATATCATGTAAATATTTCATATGTCCAGGAAAATCAAATAGCCTTACTTCGCCTTTTAAATCTTTTTTTCTCATTCTTCAGCATCAACAGCTTTCAACTCTAACTTTAACAACTTATCTTCGTATTTATCACAAGCTTTCAAAATATAACCATGTTCTTCATAATATTCAACACAGCCTTTCTCATCAACACGATTTTTATAATAAATATCTAAAGATAAATAAACACATACAGAAATAAATAAAAGTAAAAGTAATGCCCACGGAAGAACATCAAACCAATCTAAACCACTTTCTTTTTCTTCTGTCAAATTATCTTTTTCTTCAGTCATTTTGACACCTCTTCAATATTACAATAGCATTTAAGCTTCTGCATTGTTTTTAACAATTTCTTTTCAACTTTTTTATCATAAGTTATAAAACTCATTATTAATTGACCATTCTTTTTTAAAACAACATTATATTTCTTCATTTCTTTTTTTCTATCTCCTAACCAATATTTAATTTCTTGTTTAAATTCATAATCGAATTCTGGAAATTCATCATCATTTCCCATTCTTTTTAAATAATATAATCTAATCAAATTAAGCATCTGAACTAAATCATCTTTTCTCAAATTACTATAATCTAAATCTGCTCTATACATTAATGTGTAAAATACCCAACTTTCGGTTAACCAATTCATCTTAAACCTATTGTAAAGCCTTTCCCAGTAGCAGCACCAACAATCATATTTACAAGCATTACTATTAATCCAATTGTTAATGATAACATACCTGAAACTATTAAAACCACTTTAATGGGGTCCATTAATATTGTATAAATCTCTGTTAATGTCATTATTTTTTCACATCCTTTTCCTTTTTCAATAACTTCTTAAGTTTTTCATATCCCCAATTAATAAATCTCATAATCAGAAATATAAACACCAAATAAATAAAATAAGCTAAAATATTCACTATAAATCATCCCTTTCAAATTCTTTTCCAACTGCTCTATTATATAAACATTTAGCATCTTCTTCAGATAAACTATGATAAAATAAAAGAGCAACTATATACTTATATAAAACATTAATCAAATAAGCTAAACATAAAATAGCAATACCCAATAAAAGAACACCTATAACCATTTTCAATCATTCCTTTCTAATAAAAATAAAGTGTTCATTTTAATGAACACTTTAAGAGAGGTTAGTTGCTATACATGGAAACCATGTCCAGAGAACGCACTTTGTAACATTGCAATACCTTTTCTTGCTCCCCAATAGAACAAGTAAAGAGTTAAACAAGCTACAACAACAATTCCAAGAACACTAGCAATATTAGCAACGGTTAAGTTAGCAGTGAAAACACCTAATACACTTTCAATTCCGGTTTTAACCGCAGAGAAATCGAAAGCATTTGTGTTTGTACTAGCACCTGAGTCGTTCATTAAAATCATTCTCCTTTCTAAAAATTATATTGAGCCAAGCCGCCAACACTCAATCGGCAACACGCGTTTGTTAGAAAGAAGATATAACGGCATATCGTTAATTATTTCTTACTATTAGCAATCTTTAATAGTTCCATTTCTGCTTCTGTTAAAAATACTAATTTTTTAACTTTATCAGTAATGTAGATTTCAACTGCTTTGTAAGGTTTTCCCTTTTGAGAAACTCGCTCTACTATATAAGCTTCAACTTGAATATCCATAATATCTATCTCCTTTCTTAGTTTAATGTTATCATGAAAAAAAACTATCTCCACCGAAATTAAAAAAATAGCCAAAATGGCTATTCAAAAACAAACAATTTATAGGAAATACTATCAATATTTAAATTAATAAAATCATTATTTTTACGATATTTACGATTAAGTTCTTTGATTTCATAACCAAATTTTGTAGCAAATTCTAATAAAGTGTTAAAATAACAAATGATATTATCATTTATATCATACAAAACATAATATTTCAAAAATACCTTTCCGACTATTTCATGGTGCAAAACTCCTCACTTGCTCCATTTGAATACAACTTACGAACCTATTATGGTGTCGTAAGTTTTTTAATGTCTAAAATCTAACTCACCGTTAGCTTGGAAGACATATATAAATGTTCTCTTTCTAGGAAGGAGGACATTTTTTAATGCTTAATTTTAAAACAATAGAAACATTAAAACCTAACTCAACTATTATTGATATTATTAAATGCTATGACTATAAAACAAAAAATGGTAAAGTTAAAATTCTTGAGAACACAAATTTAAAGTTTATTGAACCTACTGAATATTTAATATTATCTCCTACAGTACTTACTATTTATGAATACAAAGTTAATGAAATATCTAATAAACAATTTTATGTAAAAGAACATAATGAAAAATATACATTGCATGAAATATGTAAAGTTTTAAAGAAATTATAATTTTACACTTAACTTTTTACTTAAAAAGTGCCAAACAAGTGAGAGGATAACTTCTCTCAAATATAAAAGAAAGGAGATGATTTTGTGAGATGTGGAGTTTATGTTAGAGTTTCAACTGATGATCAAAAAGATAATGGATATTCTATTGATTCACAACTTAGAATGATTAAAGAATATTGTGAAAAGAAAAAATATGACATTATTGATGTTTATAATGATGCCGGTCATTCAGGAAAAGATTTAATGAGACCAGAAATGCAAAGATTATTAAAAGACATTAAATCAAAGAAAATTGATAAATTAGTTGCTATTAAAGTAGATAGACTTACAAGAAGTAATTATGATGGCTTTTGGCTACTTAATTATTTAGAAGAACATGATGTTAAATTAGAACTAATACTTGAACCATTTGATGTAAGTACTGCTAATGGTGAAATGATTTATGGAATGAATTTAGTATTTGGTCAAAGAGAAAGAAAAGAAATTGGAGCAAGAACAAAAAGAGCAATGGAAGAAATGGCAATGGAACATATTCACCCTAGTAAAGCACCTTATGGATATACAAGAAACAAAGAAACAGGTCATTTAGAAATTGAACCTATTGAAGCCGAAGTTGTTAAAGAAATATTTGAACTATGTAAAGAAAGACATTCAACAAGAAATATTGCTATTATTATGAAAGATAATAATGCATATCTAAAACAAGGCAAATGGAAAGCTGATAGAGTTTATAAAATATTAACTAATTCTATTTATATTGGAATATTTGAGTATGGCAAATATAAAAGAAAACCCGAAGATATACTAAAAGTTGAAAACTATTGTGAACCAATTATTGATTTAAAGACTTGGAATATTACTAGAAAGAATTTAGAGAAGAATAAACACCCTAATTATGGAGAACATATACATTTATTTACTTCTTTAATTAAATGCCCTGAATGTGGTAATATTTTATCTTCTACTATTTCTTATAAATATAGTGGAACACCAAATAAAAAAGAATACTACCATTTAACTTGTAAAAATGTTAATTGTAAAGTAAAAGGACTTCATTATAGTTCTGATAAAATCGAAAAGAAATTAGGAAGAGTTTTAAATGAACTAACTAGATATATGTATGATATGAATAATGAAATAATTGTATCAAATTCAACTAAATCAAAAGACATAAGTGATATTGATAAAGCAATAGAAAAACTAAAAATTCAAGAAAAGAAGTTAGTAGATTTATACCTATCATCAAACTTAAATGTAGATGCTATCAATCATAAAAACGAAGTTATCAAAAAAGAGATTGATAAATTAAATAAGAAAAAGCAATTACTAGATCCTAATGATGACTTTAAAGAATATACAGTAGAACTACTTAAAAAACTTGATTATAAAAAAGAAGATGATTATTTGTTATTTAATAAACTTGGCTTTTCCTTTATGTGGGATAGTTTAAATCGTAAAGCAAAAAGAGATATATTAAATAAACTTGTATCACAAATAGAAATTACAAGAGATAAAAACTACAACATTGAAATCAAAAATATTAAGTTTACTGATGAATTTATATCTAGAAGTTGTAAAGAATATTTAGAATACTTAAATGACATCCTAAAAAATAATAATATTGGTATTAAATATCAAGAGTTAATAACTACTGATGAACTTAATGATTATTCTAAAAACTACTATGTATTATCACTTCAAAAGTTAGAAAAGAATGAATATTCAAATGATGAAAGAAAGATATTACTTACACTTGCTTCAGAACATTTTTACTATGATGGTATTATACAATGTCCTTTATATAGTAATGAAACTATTATAGACCAAATAATGTTAATACCTAAAACTGAAATATGTTAA